CTTGGATTACCTGCTTTGAGTACCAAAGGTTATTGTGGTTCTCCCCATCCACTACCCACAAGCGACCCCTGTAAAGCGTAGGGTTAGAGCAAGCTGGAGGTGATGCGTTTTCTAAAACACCGCCTGTGGTGTATAGAATCAGGTTACCTAGGATGGCATTGTCGTTTGCGGTATCGGTAAACGTAATTGAATCCACTGTTGGATCATTAACAATAGGATTAGTAATGGATGTCACCTGATAAAATACAGGGTTAGCCACTGACCATCGATACACCACAATCCGCGCATTGTTTGGAGCTGACTTATAGGTAAGCCGCAAGGTCGGAATGTTAAGAGTTACCGAATGGTTATCCAAAGTCTGAATATTATCATTCACTCCGGCGTGTGTGGTGGGCAGGTTAAATGTAATGGTATTCGTGCTGGTATTGATTGCGGTAATAATTGTATTGGCTTGAAGGTATCCAGCGTTAGACGTGTCAGTGATTTGTTGCCCAATGAATAGTCCAGCAGTGGAACTGACCGTCATTGTATAGGCACCCAATGAAAAGTTACCCACAAATGTTACAGGCGATGCAGTGGCCAAAGTCAAATCCATGACAATGGGCACACTAGGTGCGCTTCTGTGGATGTTTCCGTCAGCATCGGTCCATTCGTAGGTAACTTGATAATTATACAGCTGGTCGGCTATACCGCCGCCCGTGCTGTAACTTGCAGATAAGTCTTCAGGGTAAACAAAGAAGTTGTTTTCCACCACGTTTACGCCATCGAACATCCAAAGAAATCCGCTGGTGATGTTCATGGAATGGGCAATGTCTGCCGACTCCGCAGCACCGTCATTGAAAGTAAAAGAGGCTAGGTTAATTCCAGTTTGCGTATAAACCCCTGGAATGCTTGTAACTAGAGCGTTTACGTCCTTGTTTACCGGAGCAAGCAAATCACGGATCAAATAACCAAGCGATACCGTGCTGCCTACCACGTTAGGATTGGGCAGAATGTAGGTAGATGCGTACTGAATGCCGTTACTGTAGGCAAGTTGAGCAATTATGTTGCCGTTTTGATCGATTAGGTAATAGGTAGGTTGATACGCTCCACCGTAATTAACCATGACGTAGGATGTGCCCTGATAAATAAATGCCTGACTTGCAAGTCCAACGCTACGCTTGATGACCGTAGGGCTAGACATCACGCCTGTATAAGTAATCGTATTGTGCTCAACAAAGTCAGATCTAACGGATGAGTATGAATAGGTATTCGTAACCTGATAGTAAATGTTGGTTACGTCTGAATCTGAATAGCTAGTGAGCTGATTGATAACGGTAGACGCTAAAACAACACTCGGAGCGCGTATTTGAGTGCTAATCGTAAAGTCATAGATAGCAGTATAGGTGTTGTTATTTGATGCGTTGTAAAAGGTGACGTAAACCACTGACGGCGGGTTACTGGAGTTTAAGTCAACCGTAACGCTAATTAGGTTTCCTTGCTGAGACGCAATCGACAGTGGAGCACTGACAATCAATGATTGATTAAGAAACGCTATTTTAATGGAGTTGGTGCCAGCACTGCTCCAATAAGCGTAATAAATGTTATTGTTTGCACTAAACGTATCATATCCGGCTGTTAGGCTTTTAACGTCAATCGCAAGGTCTGCTGCTGCATAAGGAGTGCTTGGGCTGTAAACGGGCACCGCGATGTATTGCAAATGGGTGATGCCTGAAATCGTAATTAAATAGGTAACAATGAAGTTATTGGCCTGAATCTCAACCCTTGGCAAAGTTGCGTTGCCGGGCAACTGAACCGCAGGCAGGATTTGAAGCCCCGTGTTTACATCAAACACCGAGTAATAAGAATAGCCGCTGCTATCCTCATAAACGCTAAGAGCTGAGCCATTAGGTCCTACCGCAATGTCTACAGTGGTTTGACTGGTTGTTGTTCTTACCAAAGAGTCCACCGTAAGAGTCACTTCTTTAAATGCGCCCTTAGTCAGCCATTGATTGGTGTCCGGTGAATAAGATTGAAGCGAGCTGCCCAGCGACACAAGATTGCCGTTTTGAGTTCCAAGCACCGTTTGTACTCCGCTCGGATCAGGCAATGGCTTAAATCCGTTACGCTTGGATAAAAGTCCTGCGTTGTTAAATACGGCATTTTGAAGGCTAAGAAACTTCCCCAGCTGAACCTGATTGGGATCAGTTTTGGTGTCCAAACCTTGATTAAACGACATATTAACGGACTGTTTTTGAAGTGCCATTATTTTACCATTCGATAATTGCTATACCATCACTACCTGACCCACCAGGACTAGTACCATTTTGAGCTGCTCCTCCTCCACCAATTGCTCCTTGAAATATTGAAGCACCTATATAAGAAGACCCCCCACCCCAATACGAAGCTCCCCCATAGGCAATATATGTATATGTATTACTTTGCGGAAAACCATTTGAGCCGTTAGTTCCAAAACCATATACGCTTGGGTCTGAAATGTAAGCTCCACCACCTGTGCCTCCTCCAGCCTGTGTGGATGCATAACCTCCACCAGTACCACCGTAAGCACCCATGAAAGAACCAAAAGATGATGTTCCTCCCGTTCCTCCCTGCGAACTATTCCCCCCAGCACCGCCGGCACCAACAACAACCGTTACTGTACTGCCCACAGTTAATCCTGAAATATATCCAAAAACAGTACCTCCACCACCACCACCACCGACTTTACTGTTACCAGGTCCAGCTCCTCCTGATCCACCACCTCCAGCAGTTAAAGTAACTTTTATCCGAGAAGCAGGAACAGTAAATGTATAGGTTCCGGCACCCCATATGGTTACATTTGGAACACCACTTATTGATAACATGGCACTAACTTGAGCAGGAGTAAGATCAATCGGAGTGGCGGCTGATCCGGTGTTATTGCCCTTAATTGTGTTGGCTGGCATTACGGCAAGGTTTGAGTTTGCTACCGTGTTAGCTGCAATCTGCGTTGTGGTAATGCCGCCTGATTTTACAATCACCTGATTTGAACTAATTGCAAGCGTGGAGTTATCAACGGTCCATGGAGCCGTGATATTTCCAGCATTGTCCAAGGTCATGAAAGATTGCACCGATGGAGTGGAAACAGGCAAATAAAGTGGATACGATCCAGTGAATCCAGCGGATGGTTGAAGCGTTACCGCTCCCGATCCTGCGGAAGTGGTTCGAATTACAAGCGGTCCTGAATCCATGCTTGCTGCCGTGGTAGAACTTGCTTTCCAAGTAAAAGTACCAGAAGCATACGACGCACCAGCCGTGCCAGATGGAAGCCCTGTAATCGTACCGCCAGACCCTACAATGCTTGCGCCATTAGTGATCTGTACCGGCGTGGAAAGTCCAGTCCAATATAGGTTACCGTTTACGCTGTAGATTGAGTTTGTGGTCGAAAGTGATGAGCTTTGAGCAACAAATTGACCGGACTTGATGAAAGTAAGGCTATTACCGCCAATCGACAGGTCAGAGCTAATGTTTAATCCTGATGGCGTGATCTGCACACCGCGCCCTGGACTATGGTCATGTTGGTCTATAAGCGTTTGAAGGTTAGTGTTGATGTCTAGAGCGTAAGTAGGTCCAAGCTCTTGACCCACAATCGGCACTAGCAAATTCATATTTGGTGACACTGTATAAGCCATGTCGGTCTCCCCTAAAATACCACCAAGTCTACCGTTACCGCTGCGCTACTTACAAGCGATAAGGTTAACTCGGGATTGTTGTTCTTATCTTGCGTATCGTAAATGGTTGCCGCACCGCGAAGCCTAACAACGTACCAACCTTGCAGCTTGCGGCCTAGCTTATGGTTAACGCTATTGGCTCCCGACACTAACGCAATGTTTTGCAAAAAAGTTGTGTTCAGCTCCGGAGCACTCAAGAATGGATTAATAAGCGCGCTCCAAATGTTTTGAAGCAGCATTAGGTTCTTATTGTCATCCTTGAAGATTGGAAGCTTCATCAAAAACCACCGTAGGAGCCATCTCCACCAGGAGGGCCATACACGCCCCAACTTTCAGCCCGTGACCTGGTATCGCTAATAGTATCCGGCTGACCCACGTCTCGGTTCATTGCCGTTTCTTCAATACGCTTGATGAGTGCCATCTTCTGAGCAGCAAGGACGCTTACGTCTGACTCTTCCTTCTGCATGGCCTTAATTGCAGCATCAACAATAATGTATTCAGTCCAGCCCGATACACCCGTGGCAATGTCGGTGTCCTGAAGAAGCTCTACCATCTTAGGAATGTACCAAATCCTGAGGTACTGATTGCCTGATGGGGTGGGGATAAACATAAGTTTATTACCAACCAAGCGATACCGAAGATTAAACACACCAAGGTAAGTTGAAGTAAGGTTCGGGAACACATAACGGTTACGAGAAATGAAATCAAACTTCTTAAGCGTAACCCATGCGTTTTGATTCGCATCAAGTCCAAGGTCCACACCTTCAAGCTTATAAAAATCCGATGGGAGCGCGTACTGGTTGTCAGTTCCGTTAGTCGTTACCACGTACGGAGTCTTTACAAAATAATCTTCAAAAGTCGTAACCAACAAATCATACAATTCAAAGTACGATTGATTGATATACGAGTTCCATTCCTCAAGCGTTACAAAATTGGAATTAACCCGATCCGCTCTTTGCTGAGCGCGAGTCCTAAGCTCATAAAGCGACATATCGCCGCTAAGGGTAGGAATCGTGAATACGATCTGAGAAGCAGGCGATTCGCTGCCATTAGATGATGTAACGTAGTAATAATACTTTGTTTGCAGTACGGCGTTAGTGTCAACGTATTGATTGTTGTTAGGCGACGCAAGCAGGCTGTAGGTCCCATTTGAGTTAATGGACCTGTAAACATTGTAATTAGATGCCCCGGCAACGTAGTCCCAATTCAGCAGTACCTGCCCATTGGCTTGTTGGATAATGACGTTTTGTGGAATTGCAGGAGCAGCCATTTTATCCTTTCGTGTGTAAGAGGGTTGCCCGGTTTTTTAAGCCGAGCACCCCTCCACCCGCACCGAGGTAACGCTAGCGTTGCCCGGCCAGGTTTACGCTAGCCAACCTGCCGTGAAGGGCAGGCGGACTAACGCGAAGCCAGCTTAGGCTTACTAGAACCCAGGTTGCGCCTCTTGTTACTCGCCTCTTCCTTTTACTGAAGAGTAACGAGCCATAATGTTCAACACCAACACTGAACCGTTTTCA